GCACAAATCCTGTCGAACTCTTGGTAGCAGCCGTATCAGGCGATGTCGGTATGTTGCGTAAGTTTGGTGTGAAGAATCCTAGAGAGGTGACGCTGGCTCAGAAATTAAGCATAGCTCGTTACCTGACTGATAAGCTAGTACCTAATCTAAAACCAACTGAAATTGGTGAAGATGGTGATTACAAAATTAATCAGATTGAGAAAAATGAGGAAGAACGTCAGACTGTCCAGCTATATTTGCCAGAAAAAGGATCGAAAGTCAGCATTACATTATCTGAACGTGAAGCTGAACAAATCCGTCAACTGAAAGACGTTGACGAGTATATTGATGCTGAGGATGCTGTGTTGGCAAAGGAAGTTGATAACTTAGACGACTTTCAGTGAGGTGTACAATGAAGTTTTATGTTTATGTTTACACTGACCCGACTAATGGTCTTCCATTTTATGTCGGTAAGGGGCAAGGTAATCGTTATAAGCATCACCTAAACAAGAGTCACAACAGGTATCTAGGTTTTAAGATAGCTAAAATACGAGAACAGGGTTATGAACCTCAAGTAGATATTGTTTTTAGAACACAAGACGAAAACCTCGCATACGAAACAGAGGAGTTCTTGATTAGGTCTTATGGGAGACGGGTTGATGGCGGCTTGCTGTGTAACTTCACACTAGGTGGTGCTGGATCAAAAACACTCGAACTTCCTGAATCGGTGAATTACCTGTTACCAGTGTTCACTGACTCAGATATTGCCAGATTGTTCGGTTGTTCATCTTCAACAATAGGTAAACTACGTGCACAACTTGGTATAGAAAGAGAGACAGATGATTACTGGCGTAACCCTCCACCCGACAACTCAGAAGCCTTGAAAAAACCCCTAAAAGAAGAACTCTACCAGTACTTGGGCGTCAAGTCAGATTACGAGATTGCAGAGCTTAACGGAACCTCTCGTAAAGTCGTTAGGCGAATTAGGGAAGAGCTTGGTATCCCTCCTTGTGGTAAGGATGGTCGGTTTAAGAAAGGATTGGAACCGCTTAACAAAGATAAACGTCTCTGGCACCTTATAAACGAAAAAACTGGCGAAACCTTTGTCGGTCACAAGGTTGCATTTGAGAAACGATACAACGTCCCCCCAACAAACATGGCAAAACTTGAACGTGGTGTTTACAAAAGCATTGCTAGAGGTTTTGTCTTGTTGATGATCGAGGATGTAAAAGATGAGTAACGTGACAGTATTGCGCCCCCAAGAGGGGCCACAGGAGATGTATTGTGCTACGGAATGTGATCTAGCATATTACGGCGGAAGTGCGGGTTCTGGGAAGAGTTTCATCCTACTCCTAGAAGTGCTCAGACACATTGATGATCCACATTTTCGTGGAGTTATCTTCCGTAGGCTAACCTCAGACATAACAAAACCCGGCGGTCTTTGGGAAGAGGCTAAAGACCTCTGGGGGCCATTTGGTTGTGAGTTTAAAGAGGTTACACTTACGGCTATATTTCCGTCAGGTGCAAGGATTAAATTCTCGCACATGGAACGTGAAGATGATAAGAAGTCTTGGCAGGGTAGTCAGCTAACTTTTGTAGGGTAAAGTCTTGCCCCTTTGTAGAGCAATCTACATCGAATAATCGGATGAATTCAGGGAAACCTTAACACGTAATGGTGATGGCAATCCTGAGCGAAGCCTTCTAAGCGTAGAAGGAACGTGCAGAGATCAAACGGCTTGGTACGATCTTACCATGTAATACGTTATTAGCGTCCGACATCCTTATGGGATGATGATATGATCCACACCGGTGTGAAAACACTGGATAATGTGTTGACGAAGCTACCCACTTCTCAGAGACACAAGTTCTGTATATGATTTCTCGTATGCGTTCAAAGTCGAAAGTGAAGCCATATATGCGACTCACATTTAACCCAGAGGGCAAAGATCACTGGTTGTTTAAATGGGTTGAACCCTTCCTTGATCCAGTTACAGGTATTCCAGATAGGTCTAAATCAGGCATGGAACTCCTGATGCTTAACTTAGATGGTCAGATACACTTTGCAGAAACCAGAGAGGAGTTGGTTGAGAAGTTTGGTCATACGATCAAACCCAAGCGTTATACTTTCATTGCTGGTAATTGTTATGACAACCAAGCGTTGTTGAAGAACAACCCAGACTACATTGCTAACTTGGAAGCACTACCCCGTGTAGAACGGGAGAGACTACTTTTAGGATCGTGGTTTGCGGCTATGGAAGGGGCTGGATTCTTTCACCGAGACAAGGTTGAAGTCGTATCCCCGCTAAATGTACCTAAGCGATTAAAGACAATCCGTGCATGGGATATCGCAGTTACAGAACCTAATGAAATAAATCCAAACCCTGACTGGACTGCTGGGGCTAAAATCAGCCTATGCGAAGATGGTTACTTTTACGTTGAACATGTTACTAGGTTTAGACACGGGCCTCATTTGGTTCAGGAGAAGATGATTGCTACGGCTCAAAATGATGGCTTAAACTGTCCTGTACTGCTTCCGCTCGACCCCGGCGCTCAAGGAAAAGTCGCGTTTATGACTTGGAGTAGGCCATTAGTCCTTGCTGGATTCAAAGTCAAGAAGGCTCTTACCCGTAAAGGGAAACTAGAGCGTTTTATGGGCTTCTCGAACGCTGTTGAGAATGGTCTTGTCAGAGTGGTGCAAGGTGACTGGAACGATACATGGTTCCACGAACTTGAGATATTTGATGGTGAAAGTAGGCATGGTAAAAAAGACCAAGTCGATGCGACAGCGGACGCATATAACGCACTCATCACTGGTAAAACCATGCCAGCTAAATTCACCCTCCCATCCCTAACAAAAATGAACGAGTTTGCAAGCAAGATGTTCTAGCCAAAACAATCTCGTCAAACTATTGACACTTTAAACTAAATAGTGTCAAACTATTGACACGTACATATCATATCTCTACTATGTAATCAATCGAACGGGGCGACTTATTCGCCCCAAACTATTTCGGAGGAAACAATGGCAGATAAACGAGCCACAATTCCTCGTGAAATTGGACGAACCGGACTACGTTACACCACAAAGAATCTTGTCGATGATGAATTGTCACCAGAACTACGCTGGCCTCATTCACTAACAACATTCGACAAGATGAAGTCTGACCCCTTAGTGTCTGGCTCCCTTATGATGATCAAGCAATACATTCGTAAGGTGGAATGGGACATTGAGCCTGTTGGTGGTGTTAATGCTACAGATGAAGACAAAGCTACAGCCGACATCCTCCGTGACGCACTATTCATGCGAATGGCACGATCATGGGATCAGGTGGTGGCTGACATACTATCTTTCATCGAATACGGTTTTTCTTTTCACGAACCCACTTACAAAGTGTACAAAGGGAATTTCATTTGGAAAGACTTTCCTTCCCGATCACAGAAAACAATCTCTGGCTTTAAGTTTGATGAACGAGGCAACCTTGACCAAATCAAACAGTGTCCAGCTAATTTAGCAGGGTTCACTCCTAAAGCTACAACAGAGATTGAGATTCCTTATTCACGACTCCTCCATTTCCGCACTGACTCTGAACGAAACAACCCGCTTGGACGTTCTATTCTAAAGAATGCTTATTATGCTTGGGACAAGAAAACCAAGCTAGAGTATTATGAAGCAGTTGGTATTGAGCGTGAAATGAATGGTCTGCCTGTATTCCGTATCCCAATGGAATACTTCATGGCTGATCCGCAAGAAGATCCAGACCGCTATAAAGTGTTCCAAGATTTCATTCGTATTGGTACTAATGTGCGTAATAATGAACAGGCTTGCTTGTTCTTGCCAAGTGATACAGATGAAACATCCAATAAAGAGTTGTTCAACTTCGATCTAGTTGCAAGCCGTGGTACACGTTCTATTGACACATCTAAAGTGATCGAGCGTTACGACTACCGTATTGCACAGAGCATGTTGTCAGACTTCATTCTGATGGGGAGTAGCTCAAGTGGTTCGTTTGCATTGTCCGATAATAAGATTGGGACATTCATTCAGACGCTAGAAGCTTACCTAGAAATCATTGCTGAACAGTTTAACCGTAAGGCTATCCCAACATTATATCGAATGAATGGTTGGGATGATACACGTACATGCAAGCTGGTTCATAAGCCAATTGGTGCAGCTAGTCTAGCTGATCTTGGTGGCTTCCTCCAGAACGTAGGTTCGTACCTGACTGCCGACAAGCATCTTGAGAATGCTATTCGTAAGCGAGCTGATCTACCAGAGCGTGATGATAGCAGTACATTCCTAGACACACCAGTGAACGTACACCAAGCAATCTCTCAGCGTATTGGTATGACCAAGAATGCTGATAAGGAAGCTGCTGTAGCATCCCCTGACGACCTTGCTGAACAAGATGATGCAATGGTGGACAATCTGATGAAAGCTCTTGACGGAAGCTACCAAGGAGAAGCGTGATGATTGATAAAGACAATATGATTAAAGCCTTCTCCGAATTCCTTGAGAAACACTTTGGTGACACTAAGCAAGTTGAAGTTGTGAAGGCAGTCAATACAGAAAAACGTATGGCTACATTCGTTGTGCTCAAAGCCATGTCAGACACATCTGATTTTGATGCACATGGCGACTTCTATGACCGAGAGACAGTGGAAGATGCTTGCTACAACTTCTACGAGAATTGCATGAAAGCGAATCTGGGTCATCTTGTTATGGTGGACGAAGGTACAGCCAAGATTGTTGAGTCATACATCATCCCTGTAGATATTGAGCTAGGTGATCAGTATGTACCAGCAGGTAGTTGGTTACAGACGTGGAAGTTTGCTGATGATGCTCTCTGGCAAGGTGTTAAGGACGGAGAGTGGAACGGATTGTCTGTAGGCTGCATGGCTAACGTGGAGGAATTAGATGGATAAGGCTAAAAAGAAACTAACTAAATTCGACTTCTCTGGAGAGAATGCACATGTAGCTCTTGTCCATAGAGAACAGGGCGGTGGTGCTAATATGTATAAGACACTTATCACCAAGGCAACCGATGTCAAGCTAGAACTTTCTATGGAAGAATTCCTGCGAAGATTCTTTGATATGTGGTGGGACGATGCTGAATTCCTAGCAAAGCTACTCGGTTACGAAGTTGAGTCAGATAAGTATGAGTCAGAACCTTATGAGTGGAAGCATCCTCTCGAAGATAAGGTGACTGTGATGAAGAAAACAAAACAGTCTGGTCTTGATTCTCTTGACGTAAAAGATAAAGAAGTTCTGGCAGAAGCTGTCCAGAAACTTTCAAGTTTTAGCAACGTAACTATCAAGGATCTTGATAAGTATGTAGCTAAAGATGCTGGCGGGGAATCTCCTGTTAGCGATATTGAGAAAGGCAATGTTGCCGACAATTCCCTCCAAGATAAACAGGAGAAACCAATGAGCGAAGTAATTGAAAAGAGTGCTGTAGAGGCTCTTATTCAGAAGGCTCTCGAAGAACAGCAGGCAGAGATTCAGAAAGCTGTTGCTGAAAAAGAAAGCCGCATCGAAGAACTAACAAAATCTCTGGCCCAATTTGAAGCAGAGAAAGCTGAAGCCAAGAAAGCTGAATATGTAGCCAAGGCTGCTGACTTCGAAGTGCTAGGTGTAGAGGATAAAGAATCCTTTGGCGTAGCCCTGATGAAGATGGCTGAACAAGAAGAACTAGCTGGCGTTATGTCTGTGCTGGAAAAGGCTGTTCAGATTGCTAAGGGTGTAGAAGGTCTTGGTGAAGTTGGTCACGATCTTGAGCCAGAAGAAGAACAGATTAGCAAAACTGCCGAGCTTCTGAAAGCTAAATACGGCGCTAAGTAATTTTATTAGGAGAATGTAAATGAGCGTAATTTATACAGAGCCAAAACGAATCTCTGACCTTGTTAAATACGAACAAGCACCTGAGCATGGCTACTGCCGTGAAGATATTGTTGTCAACGTAGCCGCCGCTGCTGATTATGAAATCGGTACTGTTCTAGGTAAAGTTACCGCATCTGGTAAGTATGTTCCAGTTACTGCTACCGAGGTAACTGGTCAGGAAGGTGCTCAGGTTGCTGCTGCTATCCTACTTGAGAACGTCTCTGTAGCTGCCACCACTGACACCACTGTAACTGCTGCTGTAAACGGCGCAATGATTGTACGTGATGGTGGTCTGGTGTTTGTAAACGAACACACTACTGCCCAACGTGCTGCTGCTGTTGCTGCTATTGAAGCTCTAGGCATCAAAACTCGTACCGGCGTCTAATACAGTATTTTAAGGAGAAATAATAATGGCAACAACTCGCAGTTTTACTAATCCGTATGAACTAACGGACTACACCAATGAAATCCAACTAATCCCTAACACTTGGGGTCTGGTTGGTCGTATGGGCCTATTCTCTGAAGAAGGCGTTGCACAAAATACCATCACCGTGGAAGAAGTTAATCAAACCATTGGCCTGATCGGTTCCAGCCGCCGTGGTACTCGCGACAACATGGTTGGTAAAGATGATCTGTCCCGTATGCTGTCTTTCTACATTCCTCACTTCGCTATTCAGGATCGTATTGAACCACAGGATCTGCAAGGCAAGCGCCGCATCGGTACTGACGGGGAGGCTGACCAGCTTGCTGTAGCACGTATGCGTAAGCTGGAGCGCATGCAGAAGTCTGCAATGATCACTAAAGAATACATGCGGGTACAAGCCCTGCGTGGTAATATCGTAACTCCTTCCGGTGAAGTTGTTTCTAACCTGTACACAGCTTTCGATGTAACTCAGAAGTCAGTAGATTTCGTACTAGGTACAGCAGCCACCAAGGTTGGCGATAAGATTGAAGAAGTCATCGCGCACATTCAGGACAACCTGCTGACTGGTGATATTGTTGACGATATCGCGGTACTGTGTTCACCTGAGTTCTTCTCTAAGCTGGTCTCTCACAGCAAGGTTGAGGCTGCTTACGCCAACTACCTGAACA